CATTTGGACTTGACAATAGTAGTCACTGTTAATCCTCTTCATATCCGCTTCGCTTTGGATCTGCGAATGGTGGTAGTGGTTAATTGGGTTGAACGGACACTTCATTTCGACACCTACTTTCGTGCCGTTCAGTTCCATGAAAGCATCAGGCGAAGCACCGGAATAAGAATTAAACAACTTGAATCCGGGGCGCAGGTTTGTTTTTTCATCGCTGCAACCGATTGCCTTCTGAAGTTCAAGTAGTGCGGTTTCTTCCCACTCGTTACCGTGGTCAATGGCTGCTCCACTTGCTCCATCCTGCGCTTGTCCGGTGACAATCTCCATGACTTTGGATAGAATGTAGGTTTCAGCAGTCTTTGACCATTCGCCTGATTCCTTTGCTTCCTTTGTTTTGGGTTGAACGAATAGGTCTCCGAGTCTTGACCCGGTGAATTTACCGAGTCGTGCGGTGTCCCATGCCGTGTTTTGCTTGACTGATTCAATCAGTTCATTGAAATAATTACTCATTGTTACGTTGGTTTAGGAGTGTAAATATATGCTGCTTTTGTGGTTCGGTAATCAAGTCACCGAGCTGCTCAATACCATTGCGGATTTCGAACTCATCCACTCCGAGTTTTATGTCATTCTCAATCTTCTTCATGGTAGCTTCAGGCAGTTGCAATTTATACGGCTGATATACATCCTGAATTTGGCGGTTCAAGTCACGTCCGAAAATCTTTCCCAGTGATTGCGCTGCGTTCTTTACGCATTCGCTTTTAAGTTTTCCTGCTGCAAGATCAAGCGCATTGCTTTTCTTGTTGTCAGGATTCAATGCCCAGCGATTCCTCTCAACGCTGGTGAGATTGTCCGGTGCTTTGTCCACCATGATGACAATGGAAGCGGACCCGGTTCGCGTGATGACTTCATTGGTGATTGGGTGCATGACTTCGAGTGTAATGCTTCCCATGATTTCATTGCCTATCTGCGACCATTGGAAGTTCTTTGTTGACCAACGTCCGAAGTAAAGCTCATCCAGTGTCATCTCAACGTGGCTGATTGTAACTGTGTGCGCACGTTTGTCAGGTGTTGGCGAAATACTTTCGGGTGAAGGTTCGCGGTTTAGGTACTTCTGAAATTTTTGGAGTGAATCCATTAAGTTAGTTTCCATATAAGTATGCATTTAAGGATTGAGTGAAGTTGTAGTAATTGTGATGACCGAATTCGGCGGCGAGTACAATAGCAACGGCTTTAGCAAATGTCTCAACATCCATGTTATCATCTATTTGTTTCATGTGCAGGTCAATGTATGCTGCGAGTTTCTTTTCGTTCATGACAGTTGTGTTTCAGAGTTAAACATCATTACATCAGTAGCTTCCCTGACCGCTTGCCGTGCGATTAAACGGAGCAAGCGTTCAAATTCAGGACGTGAGTCCATCGAAAGCACTACATTGGATTGGAGCTTTAAGTAAGCCTGAATCCGGTCATCAGTTCCTTTGAATTGTTTCATGTTATATGGGTTTTATTTTTTGCAATATGGACACTTGTCGCGGTCAGCTATTACGATGTTGTCATCAATGTCAGAGCAGAGTTCTTCAACTGAAGATTGAAAGTCGGACATAAACTTTTGTAGGCACTTCTCGACATCGCTGGCGGTACGTGCATCGCGATACTTCAAGGTAGTTTCAACCGCTTCTTTTGCAGCAGCTTTGATGTACTTGTGTACGTTGTCGATGTCGGTTGCGAATTGTTTGAACATGTGAGCGCAATCGGTTAACGATGCGTTCTCGAGTTGTTCGGGATTGGAGCAGATGCACTGCTCATTGTTGTGGGGGGAATGTAAATCTTGCATTTTGCTTTTTGTTTTATAGGTTATCAAATAAAGTGGGTTGCTTTTTAGATTGGGTTAATTTATCCAGCATGGCGATTATCACATCGCGATGGTAATAATGCTGAATACTATTACGCAACTGTGATTTCATTTCTTCTATTGTCATATCCTTGTTTGTTATTGGTGAGACAAATGTAGAACTAATTTTCTATTGTGCAAGAAAAAATCACAAAATATTTTTAGTGCTTGAAAATCAACACTTTAGACATACGAATATTTGCCGTAATTCGGCACAAGCTCGAAAAACATCCGCATCATGATCGCATCAGCATAGTCGGGAGATATGCCGTGCAATGCTTTGATTTCGTCCTTTCCGGTGACCGATAACTTTCCATCGGCTTCGGGTCGCTTCCTGCGAATCATGTCAAGTTCTTTGGTAATGATTTCGCGCTTTGGTATTGGGAAAATTACTTTGCCTTGCTCAATTAACTCTGCGAGCTTGTAATAACATTCGGCTTTTTGATTGATGTACGTTTCGGGTTTCGTGGCACGCTTTTGATTCTGAAACCCTCGGCACTTGAGATAATCAACCGCACCACTGCCCAGTCCATCTTCATCCGCGATGACATTCGATAGCTTAACCGAATACTTACCAATCAGACCGCGCATGTACTGGACTACTTCGTCAATCCGTTTCTTGTGCAGTTCGTGTGTCTCAATTAGCTGAAGTCCTCGCCACACGCAAATGATGGTTCGGTCTTTGCCGAGTCGGGCAATATCCGCACTGATAAACATTTCTCCGGTTCCAAGTTCTTCGCGAAAGCAACGGAGCAAGTCATCGTATTTGAATAGCCAGTCAATAGATTCATCAAAGTCCCAATCTCCATGAAGTAATCTTTTGCGGTCCGCTTCCGGTAAACTTGCAAGTGTTTGCAGATAGCTTTCAGGTAGGTGCGGATTGTCACCGGGTAATGCCTGCACGAAAGCATACATAGGTTTCAAACTTTCGGTTCGCCATGGATCATAGAACTCATTGTAAAGCCATCCTTTGGACGGATTGCATGTAAGTAGTGCTTTCGGTTGCAGATTGAATTCATTTAGCTTAAAACGAACGCGAGAGCGCAGCACATCAATGGCTTTCTTTGTGACTTGACTAACCTCGTCCACGTAAAAGTCAGTAAGCTCCAAACCACCGAGCGAATCAAACACCGGGTCCGATGGGTATTGAAACAAATCTTTCAGAATGATTTCGGATTTGTTGAAGAACGTGATTACATTGGTACTACCATTTAACTCATAGTCACGACCGGTACGAAGGTTCATCATGCCTGCAACCTCAAAGAATGTCTTGACGGTTGTCTTTTTGAGCGTGTCAAGTTTGGACCTACCAATTAACCCACGCGAACCAGCGTAATGTAGCCGTCTCATGATTTGCCAAGCGCATCCGGTGAATGACTTCGACCCTCCAGCTGCTCCACCATAAAGAACTATTTGTGCAGGGGAGTCAGTTGAAAGAGCTTTGAAGCATTCGATTTGTTTTGGCAGGTAGGTAATCATGCAAGGGCAAGACGGTTGCTTTCTCTCACCGCTTTTACTTCAGCGTAACTTTCCTCAAGTTTTTGGATTTGCGTAACGACTGGTTCAAAGCGATTCATGTCAACGCACATTTGCTTAATTGTGTCAAGGTCTTTGCGCAAGACGTGATCATAGCAATACGAGTTCATGATTTTGCGGTATGCGTGAATCATGGTTGAGTGGTCTTTACGTGGTGTGAACTTTGCACCGATTTCAGATAGTGGGCAAAGGTGAGCAATACCCATGAATTGAGTTCTCATCAGGAAAATCAGAATGGAGCGAGCGTAAACGAAATTCGCGTGCCGTGTGTAGCTGCTCAAGACGTGATTGCATCCAGTGACTGCGCCAACCATTGCTTCAAATTCAGGCACTACCTTTTCAACTATGTAATCGTCTCCGATTATTTCTGCTACACGCTGACGCGATTCATTGTAGGACATGATTCGGTGCGCTTCATTCATAATTGCTTTGTGCAGGAAGTCTCTGACCTCTTGCTTTAACACGAATGCAGCATCACTAACGGTGCGCATTTCACTTGGTGTCAGGGTGATTAAGGATTTACCCTCGGTGTTGAATACTTTGCTCATGATTATTTGTTTTTGTTAATTAAATTTCGCGCAAAATAGAAACAAGTTTTGCACACAACAAAAAAAAGTGAATGAATGTCTCGAAATCGCGGTCAAAGAAGGACTCCCGATGTGGACGAAATTCGCTTTTACCCTCACAAGAAACCAAACGAACGCGAAGGACTTGGTCAGCGAAGCACTGGTTAAGATACTTGAGAACCAAAGGGATAAAGCCGAAGAACTCGCTTGCGAAAATCGGTTACTTTCATACGTACACCGGGCAATTTACCTCATGGCAATCGATGACTCGTCAAGATATGGAATGAAGTACATGCAGTTCGCCCAAAGGTGGAATGAGAATGACGATGCTTTTGAATACGAACCTGAAAAACCATGGCTGGGTTCTCGACTTGACAATGAACTGCTCGACACATACATTCAAATCATGCCTGAACGCGATGCAATACTTTTGCGTTTATACATGCTGGATGGCTTCGATTACAAGGACTTGAGCGACAAGACTCACATACCAATAAAAAGACTCTACAAATACATAAGCAACGCACTAAAAAAAATCAGAAACGATGTTCACCGTACCACCAGCCATCCGAGACAGTCGAATGAAGACTTGTCAGGAATGTAAGCACTACCGGAAAACCACAATGAGTTGTGGAACTTTGATTGTAGGCGAAAATGTACCTGAAGAAAACGAGTTCAGCTACCGAAAAAAGAAAGTAAGGTTGTGTGGATGCGTGATGCCAGTTAAAACAAAGCTGATGTTCGCCAAGTGTCCATTGAATAAATGGGATAGCTTCCGACTTTCAAAGGAAGAAATATCAGAACTTCGGGAATTTGTGGGCGGTTTGCCGTTATCATCATTGAGCAGGGAACAAGTGAAAAGATTATACGAGATGAAAAGCAAGTTGACAGGCAGGCGCGAGCCAGTTACAACATGCGGTTCGTGTGTCGCTTCATTGATAAAAGAATTTAAGAAACAATTAGAACTACTTGACTGATGCCAATACCTACACCAACAAAAGACGAAAAGAAGGATGTGTTCATCGGTCGCTGCATGGCAGATGACAAGATGTTAAGTGAGTATCCTGATGCTGCGCAACGCTATGCGGTATGTCAGGCGCAACTCAAAACCTTAAACGTATCGGAGGGCGAAGAATGATTAGCACAGTAAAACTTTCGGAAGTGATTCCGAATCCAAACAATCCGCGTCAAATCAAAGATGACAAGTTCAAAAAGCTCGTTGAGTCCATTAAGAACTTTCCCGAGATGCTTTCCTTGCGTCCTATTGTCGTGAATGATAACATGGTTGTGCTGGGCGGTAATATGCGATTAAAAGCATGCAAAGAAGCTGGACTGAAAGAAGTACCAATAATCAAAGCCAGTGAACTAACTGACGAGCAGCAAAAGGAGTTCATAATAAAAGACAATGTCGGATTTGGTGAGTGGGACTGGGACCAACTTGCGAATGAATGGGATGTTGAGCAGTTGCAGGATTGGGGATTAGATGTGCCTATTATAATAGAAGAACCAAACTATGAAGATTTAATTGGCGAAGAAAAAAATAAACCAGCCACAATGAAAATAACTTTTGAAAGTCCTGAACAATTACAAAAAGCTGAAATTGATATTCAGGAACTTTTAGATAGGAAGTATTCAGGTGCTTATTTTTCAGTATCAGCAGGTGAAATATGAAATTAGAGATTGCATCACATAAAGCAGTAAAGTATGCTTGCATGAATTTTCACTATGCAAAGGCAGTGCCAGTTAATACTTTTGGTTATTCAGTATTTAATAATGCAGGTGAATGGTGTGGTGTTGTTTTATTTGGTACTGGAGCAAATAATAATTTAGCTTCACAATATAATTTAAAACAAGGAGAAGTTATTGAACTTGTTAGAATGGCATTAAATGGCAAACACGAAAGCACAAGCAAAGCACTTGCAATAAGTTTAAAATTAATAAAAAATAAAGTTCCATTATGTAAATTGATTATAAGTTATGCAGACAAAGACCAGAATCACTTTGGTGTAATATACCAAGCTACAAATTGGTATTATGTAGGAACTTCAATGATTAATAAAAAAGATGCTTCCTATATAATAGATGGTAAAAGAATACATGGTAAAACAATATCAGATAAATGTAAAAGATTTGGATTTGTTAAAAATATAGAAAATGCAAAAAAAGTTTATAAAGCAAAAGAAGTTATTGAATATGTAACAAAAGGCAAAATAAAATACATTTACCCACTTGACAAATCATTGATACCTTTATGCAAGTCTTTAAGTAAACCATATCCAAAAAATGCGCAAGAAGTTAATAAGGATAAATGCGATACATCCAGTGTCGAGATAGGCGGTTCGAATCCGACCCTTGCGCTCAATTTAACAGGTACAAAACAGGGAAAATGAAAGGAATACCACCAAAACATACGCAATTCAAAAAAGGTCAATCAGGCAATCCTAATGGCAGACCAAAGAAACCAGACCTTGACCAATATCTTGCGGATGCTTTGAATGAAGAACGCAATGGAATGAAAGCGATTGAAGCGGTGATAAAATCACTCATTGCAAAAGCGGTGAAGGGTGATGTACGCGCTGCGCAATTATTGCTTGAGCGAGGATATGGCAAGCCAGACCAAAGAAGTTTTATCAGTGGAGCGGAAGATGGTCCAGTGATAGTATCCATCCACGGAAATATATGAAGACATACACAGTTCCGACATCAGTTGAGGGTATTACTCTGAAGCAATACGTTCAGTTCTATACTGCGAAGACCGACATTGAAAAGGTAGCAGCAGCAATCGGAAAGCCAGTCAGCGAAGCGGAGAAACTACAAGTGAGTGCGATTCAGACGATACTTGAACTATTCACCGAAGCGTGTCAGACTGGGAGCAGCAGGCATGAACAAACCTTCTTTGATGGGGCGATTCGTCTTGGGTTCATTCCTGACCTGAACATGTTGAGCTTCAAAGAGTATGTTGACATTGACTCCTTCACTACCCTGATCTACAAGCAGCCAGTCGAAGTTGAGAACTACAAATACTTCATTGACTTATTCGCGGTTCTATTCCGCCCGGTGAAAGAAGTCTGGGGCAAGCACTACGAACTTGAGCCATACGATAGTGGCAAGGTTGCGCACTACCGAGATTGCATTGAGCGAATCACGATGGACCGGGTAAACGGTGCTTTGGTTTTTTTTTCGACTATCGCAAACGAACTCATGCAAGATTCGTTGACTTATTTGGAGAATCAAATGAGGACAGCGATGGAGGAAATTGGGGGTTAAATCCGTTATCTAATTACGGGTGGCTTCATGTGCTTGAGAGTATTACCGAGCGCGACTTAACGAAGTGGGACATGATACTTGCAAAACCTGCGTGGGAAGTATTCACGCACATGCAGTACATGAAGGATTACTCCGCAGAACAAAAAAGATTATTTGAACTTTCAAAGCATGGTCACTAACATAAG